AAAAAAGACTTGACAAATTAAAAAAAGTATGCTATAATATATAGACTAATAAGAATTACAAAGATTCAAATAGCATAGCACTAGTAGCGTAATAGCAAAGCAATAGCAAACATACCTACTAACATCCAACAATTCCCTCAAAGACCACTAAAAGCACTTAGTGATAATCTCAGAGAAACTAATGAGTTCTACACCAAAGAAAAAGCGTGGAAGACCACCAAAAGCTCTTGTAGATAGCAAGAAGGTTGGTAATAGAGGTGTACGTGGACGACCACCCGGTGATGCCGCTGCGATAGCAGAGTTCAAAGCGAGACTCCTAGCATCACCAAAGTCACGCAAAGTGATGGACTCTATTCTCAATGCAGCACTTGATGACGATCATAAGAACCAAGCAGCTGCATGGAAACTCTTAATGGACAGAATGCTTCCTCTGTCTTACTTTGAGAAGGATAAAGTTGGTGGTGGTAAGAGTGCTATTAGTATTACGATAAGTGGTGTTGGTGAAACCACTATCTCCTCTTCAGACGAGCAGAATGATACTGAAGAGTTTATAGAGGCAGAACGCGTTGATGATTGATCTAAAGTTTTTTAGCATAGACGAGTTTAACTGCCAGTATAGCGGTGAGAACGAAATGAAAGATACGTTCTTGCACAAGATAGATCAGTTAAGGTATATGTGTGGTTTTCCCTTTGTGATTACTTCAGGGTATCGCTCTGCTGACCACCCAATAGAAGCCAAAAAAGAAACACCGGGTACTCACGCTCAAGGCATTGCTGCTGACGTCAAAGTCACCAACGGTGCGGAGAAGTACAAGATACTACAACACGCTATGGCTTTAGGGTTTACTGGTATTGGTATTGCTGACAGCTTTGTTCATGTAGACATTAGAAAGACAACCCCTGTTATTTGGACGTACAATTAACTAACACTTCCCAACAATCTCTCAATCGTGTATAAGATTAGGGGTAAATTAGCTCTGATTGTACTACCAATTCGGCAGAACTTCTCTAAATGACTGATCTCAAAGTAGAGCTACTTGACTGGCAGAAAGAAGTCTTTAATGACAACGCTAGGTTCAAGGTAATAGCTGCTGGTAGACGTACAGGCAAGTCTCGCCTAGCTGCTTGGATGTTAATCATCAACGCACTCCAAGCCGAAAGAGGTCATGTCTTTTACGTAGCCCCCACACAGGGGCAAGCGCGAGACATCATGTGGTCTACGCTGCTGGAGCTAGGACATCCAGTTATAGCAGGTAGCCACATCAACAACCTTCAGATAAAGCTCGTCAACGGAGCTACTATCTCACTGAAGGGGGCTGACAGACCAGAGACTATGCGTGGTGTGTCGTTGAAGTTCTTGGTCATGGACGAGTACGCTGACATGAAGCCAGAGGTGTGGGAACAAATCCTGCGCCCTGCTCTAGCTGACCAGAAAGGCTCTGCGCTGTTCATTGGTACACCGATGGGACGCAATCACTTCTACGAGCTGTACAAGTACGCTGAGTTAGGAGATGACGAAGACTTTAAGGCTTGGCACTTCACCAGCTACGACAACAACATCATAGACCCTTCTGAGATAGACAGAGCAAAACGCTCGATGTCTTCTTACGCATTCAGGCAGGAGTTCATGGCATCCTTTGAGGCTATGGGTTCTGAGATGTTCAAGGAAGACTGGATAACGTACAAAGAAGAAGAGCCTAGTGGCGGTGAGTATTACATAGCAGTTGACCTTGCTGGCTTTGAAGAAGTAGGTAAGAGGCGTACAAAGAACACTAAGCTAGACTCGACAGCAATAGCAGTAGTTAAAGTACAAGACGATGGTGAGTGGTGGATAGCCAACATCATCACAGGTAGGTGGGACTTAAACACCACTGCTGAGAAGATACTACAGGCCGTACGAGACTACAAACCTATCTCGGTAGGTATAGAGAAGGGTATTGCTAGACAGGCTGTCATGTCCCCTCTGAGCGACCTGATGCGTAAGTACAACACCTTCTTCCGTGTAGACGAACTATCACACGGTAACAGAAAGAAGACAGACAGGATTATGTGGGCTTTGCAGGGACGGTTTGAGAACGGAGTAATCTCTCTGAACAAAGGCGATTGGAACATGAAGTTCTTGGACGAACTCTTCCAGTTCCCTAACGACCTAGTACATGACGATACAGTCGATGCTTTGGCCTATATCGACCAACTAGCAAACGTAGCATACGGTATAGGTAATATACCACAAGAAGAGTACGAGTTTATAGATGTGGTATCAGGATACTAATTTATGAAAAATGAAGAGATATTCATGGAGACGCTAGAGAACTGGCTTGAAGTCAAGCTGGACGGTTGGCGTGACCACTTCGAAGCAAACTACGCAGAGAAGTTTGACGAATACTATCGCCTGTGGCGTGGTATCTGGTCTGCTGAAGACCGCACAAGAGACTCAGAGCGTTCCCGTATCATCAGCCCTGCACTACAGCAGGCTGTCGAGTCTTCTGTAGCAGAGATTGAAGAAGCTACGTTTGGTCGTGGTAAGTGGTTTGACATTAAAGATGACCGCAATGACCCGGAGAAAGCTGACATAGTATATCTGCGTGAGCAACTCCACGAAGACTTCTCACAGAACAAAGTCCGTAAAGCGGTTGCTGAGTCACTCATCAACGCTGCTGTGTTCGGTACTGGCATCGCTGAAGTTGTCCTAGAGGACGTTAAAGAGATGGCTCCTGCCACACAGCCTATTATGGGCGGTGAACTACAGGCAGTAGGAGTAAACATCGTAGAGAAGACTACGTGCAAGCTACGTCCTATCATGCCACAGAACTTTCTCATAGACCCTGTAGCTACTTCTGTTGAAGAGGCTATGGGTGTTGCTATTGATGAGTTTGTTCCTTATCACTACGTGGAGCAGATGCAGGAGAAAGGAGTATTCAGGGATGTCCATGTTGGTGAAGCATCTCCTGACTTTGACATAGAGCCAGACCAAGAGCTTACTCGTTACGAAGACGATAAAGTAAGACTGACTAAATACTACGGTCTAGTACCAAAGCATCTTCTTGATGATATTAATATTGACGAAGACGATGAAGTAGTCGATCTCAGCGACACTGAAGAAGAAGAAGGTTACTATGTAGAGGCCATCGTAGTTCTGTCTAACGGTGGTATTCTGCTGAAGGCAGAGCGTAATCCTTACATGATGCAAGACCGTCCTATTGTAGCTTTTCCGTGGGACGTAGTACCCGGAAGGTTCTGGGGTCGTGGTGTCTGTGAGAAGGGCTACAACAGCCAGAAAGCTCTTGATGCAGAACTGCGAGCTAGAATTGATGCTCTGGCTCTTACAGTACATCCCATGATGGCTATGGACTCTACTCGTATTCCGAGAGGTTCACGTTTAGAGGTCAAACCCGGTAAGCTGATTCTGACTAACGGAGACCCACGTGAGGTACTCCAGCCATTTAACTTCGGTCAGGTGAATCAGATAACCTTTGCTCAGGCAGCCGAGCTACAGAAGATGGTACAGACCGCTACTGGTGCTATCGACTCTGCTGGCATCCCCGGTTCAATCAATGGTGAAGCTACTGCTGCTGGTATCTCCATGTCTCTTGGTGCAATCATCAAACGTCACAAGCGCACACTGATTAACTTCCAAGAGTCTTTCATCATACCGTTTGTGACTAAAGCAGCTCACAGGTATATGCAGTTCAACCCTGAGAACTATCCGGTAGCTGACTACAAGTTTGTTGCCTCTAGCTCTCTGGGAATCATTGCCCGTGAGTACGAGGTAACTCAGCTTGTCCAGTTGTTGCAGACTATGCCAGCAGACTCCCCATTGTACCTCTCTCTGATACAGTCAATCATAGACAACATGAACTTGTCTAACCGTGAGGAACTGATTGAACAGCTTGTTCAGGCAAGCCAGCCGTCACCAGAAGCACAGCAAGCAGCTCAGGCAGCACAGCAGGTACAGATTGAGTTCCAGCAGTCACAGACTAACGCACTCAATGGACAGGCTGCTGAGTCTCAGGCAAGAGCACAGAAGATTTCTGCCGAGACACAGGCTATTCCGATTGAGCTTGAGAATGACAGGCTGAAGGCACTATCAACTAACCTCAAGGCTGGCGATCAGGACGACAAAGAGTTTGAGCGTAGAATTAAAGTAGCTAATACGCTATTGAAGGAACGAGAAATAGCTGTGAAGGAGCAATCCAATGGTCAGTAACAGAGAGTTAGAAGCAGTAGTAGCTCAAGTAAACGCTGAGTTTGAAAGGCTCAATAAAAGGATAGCGGAGTTAGAGAATGCCAGAGAAGAAGAAAAAAGACCCACGCCTAGCAAGAGTAGGAGTAAGCGGGTACAACAAACCAAAAAGGACTCCTAGCCACCCAACCAAGTCTCATGTCGTTGTAGCTAAAGAAGGCGACAAAGTAAAGACTATCAGGTTTGGACAGCAGGGTGTCTCTGGTGCTGGTAAGTCTCCAAAGACTGCAAGCGAGAAAGCAAGGCGTAAGTCATTCAAGGCGCGACACGCAAAGAACATTAGCAAAGGAAAGATGAGTGCAGCTTACTGGGCTGACAAGGTTAAGTGGTAATGACAAAAGTTAATATAGAAAAGTTAGACACAATCTTTTTTATTATTCAGAACACTCAGGGTAACTGGACTAACGAAGAAGTCATGGAGATGTACTACATGATTGAAAAGGAGTTAAACCCGTTTGAAGAAGAAAGAAATAACACACTGTCTCTTGTCACTGAGGAAACACACTAATGCCTAAAGTCGGTAATAAAAGCTATCCATACACTGCAAAAGGTAAAGCAGCAGCTAAAAAAGCTAAAGCTAAAATGAAGAAAGGCAAATCCAAAAAGTAATCGTCCCGCAAGGAGAAACGATGAACAAAGAACTAGAAAAATACTACAACAACTTCTTTGAGATGTTTAGGACAGAAGGTTGGAAACAGCTTTTAGAAGAACTAACTAACAACATAGAACAAACAGATAATTTAGAAACTGTTAAAGACGAGCAAGACCTTTTCTTTCGGAAGGGACAACTTTCAGTCTTCAAGAGTTTTGTTAATTTAGAGCTAGTCATCACGACTGCTCAGGAACAAGCAGAGTTGGAGGAGCAATCCGAAGATGATGCTATTTGACTTTAAGTGTGACTCAGATCACGTTACAGAAAAGCTAGTCAAGTCTGACACGACAGACATTGAATGCCCTGTATGTGGCAACAAAGCACTTAGGCAAATCTCTGCTGTACGCGCAAAGCTAGACCATATTAGTGGTGACTTTCCCGGAACCACTATGCGATGGGCCAAGCAGCGAGAGCAGCAGATAAAACACGAGAGGAAGACAAGCGAATAGCCCTTCCATATTTAATAAGCCAGTATCCACAATGTTTAAGCACGGAGTTTAGTAATGGCTAAATTTATTGACGAGCGTCCCGAAGAGGATGTACCTACCGAGTCCTTTGAAGCTGTAGAAGAAACTACAGAAGAATTTTCCGAAGAGGAAACAGAGGGTAGCTCGATACCAGAGAAGTACCGCAACAAGTCTGTTGAAGAACTCGTACAGATGCACCAAGAAGCTGAGAAGCTAGTTGGTAAACAGAGTTCAGAAGTAGGTGAGTTACGGAAAGTGGTAGACGAGTACATCAGCCAGCAGACACAACTCGCACAAAAGCAAGAACCTGTCGAAGAAGTAGATTTCTTTGCAGAGCCTGACAAGGCTGTAAGTAACGCTATAGACAATCATCCGTCTGTTCAAGAAGCAAAACAGATGGCGCAGGAGTACCGTAAGTCCTCTGCTCTGGCACAGCTTCAGACGAAGCATCCAGACATGAACAGTATCCTACAGGACGCTAAGTTCATGGAGTGGGTAAGCAGTTCTACTATGCGCACTAAATTGCTTAAACAAGCAGACCAGCAGTTTGACGTTGAGGCAGCAGACGAGCTTTTCTCTACTTGGAAAGAGCGTCAGGAGCTTCTAGGTACAACTGCGAAGGCTGAAGAGTCTCAGCGTAAACAGCAAGTCAAGGCTGCTTCTACTGGAAGTTCTAGTGGTAGTAGTGAGAAGGCTTCAAGGAAAATCTACAGAAGGGCAGACATTATTAATCTTATGAGAACTGATCCTGCTCGCTATCAGGCTCTATCAGATGAGATTCTGAAAGCCTATTCAGAGGGAAGGGTCAAAAGCTAAACTATAGGAAACTATCATGGCTCTTACAACTTCCACATACCCAGCAATGGGTGGTGCTGTTGATAATACTTCAGCAGCAACTTTTATCCCAGAAATTTGGTCTGACGAGGTAATTGCTGCCTATCAGAAGAACCTTGTTCTGGCTAACCTTGTTACCAAGATGTCTATGACAGGCAAGAAAGGTGACACTCTCCATATCCCTAAACCTGTTCGTGGACAGGCTAACGCTAAGTCTGCTAACACCGCTGTTACCTTGCAGCAGGATACTGAGAGCGAAGTAGCTATCACTGTTGATAAGCACTTTGAATACACTCGTCTTATCGAAGACATCACTGACGTTCAGGCTCTGGCTTCTCTGCGTACATTCTACACAGGTGATGCTG